CCTAGCGTGAAATTATTGGAAAAAATTTCGTTCCGCGCAGAAAACGATCCCGACGCGCCTGCTAACACACCGGCTAAGTAAGCCGACGTGGTAGGCACGCTTAAATCAAAATTCAGCCCGGTTGTAAATACAGAGCTGACATTAAAATTCGTGCCGCTTGTAAATGACATTTAGGGTAGTGTTGGTATTTTGGGCCCGATAGATACTGGATCAACCAGCGGCGCCACGTAAGTTAAAACTGCCGCGCCTTGTGTTGTTGTTCCAGATAGATTCCAACTTGCTTCCGTGCCGGCAAAAGTTCCGGCCGTGGTGACTTTAAATAGATGCGGAACGCTGTCTGGATTAGACGCAACAACATAATCACCAACTACCGCACCTCTGCCGGATGTCCAACTGTAGTCAACTTTTGCGGCGAGCGTAACAATCATCGGGTCAGTCGGCATATAATCTAAGGTGTAACTCGATCCAGAAATATTAGCTCTATATAGCACACCGCCAGTGCCGTCGCACCTATGGGCGGTGACAGTCCAATCAGTAATTGCCAACGACTCAGTCACATTTCCCGACAATGACGCGGTATAAGAGCTGAATAAACGCGTTTCTTGAGTACCCCATCCAGTTTCATTGGTGGACAACTCCTTAATAGTCATCCAGTCAGAACCATTATCTGAATACTGAAGAGAAAACGCCTTGGGCGCGTAGGAACCCTGTCCGGGATATGTGGCCGTAATCGCTATCTGTCCAACATTAACAGGACTAGCAAATTGATAGCCTATATAGCCAGTAGGGGTGGAGTTAGACGTCCATTTCGATGACTGATCATTGTCAAACGCATTAGTTGCAGCATTATCGGTGCCGCCAGCCTGAGAACTAAATAATACCGTGCCGCCCGTACACTGATCTGATCCGCCAACCGCCGCTCTAAACTCAATCTCGTTTAACGATAGGTAGGCACCGCCATTGTTTGCTGTGACATTGATCCGCCAGTACGTGTGCGCCGACATTATGCATTACCCTCAGTCAAAGACCCGCTCAACACCTCAATCAGTCCGCCCGCTATGGCTGTAATGGTGTTAAAAATAATCATCGCCCCCGACCCAGTCGCCCCGCAATCGCCGTCCATTACCCAGGCTCCCGAGCCATCCTTGAAGCGAGCCCAGACAATGTCTCCGCTGGCATCGGCGGACACGTCGTCGGCAATCGCCGCAAAGGTCAGCACGCCATTGGTTACCGTTCCCGAGGGTTTGGACAGCACACAGGTGCCGATCTTGGTTTGCGTGGTAATCGCTGCGCCGCCGGTGCCGGGCTGCGGGGTGGTATAAAACTCTATGTATCCCGGGCTGGCATTGGCATCGAGCGCGTCTTTGACCAAAGATACGCGCGAGGAGCGCAGGGCGGTTGCTAGTTTGACGTTCATTTAAGCTCCTTGGCTGGTAAAAATTAAAATTATTCGAGGTTGCCATCCATGGCTTCTCGGCAACCGCTCCCTGCGTTGCTCTACCTCCTGCACCCATGCAGTCGTGGATTCCGGCACAAATCCGTCTGGAACAGATTTGCATTTATCCAAAGGACGTCAGGCAGGATAGCCAGACGTGAATCCCTGCCGTAATGACGGTTTACGGCGTATCGATATCGCCGCGAAATTCGAGGCAAAAGGTGTAGTTAGTGTCGGTCGCCGGGCCCTGTCCGATGGCCTGAATTATCCAGGTCGGGGAGTTGGCGCCGTAGGTATTAAAGCGCAGCAAGTTGCCAGACGCCCAGCCGCTGCCCCAGCCGGTCGCTAGAATCGTAAAATACGGAAAACCGGTGTTTGGGTTGATCGGTGCAATATTGCCCGCAATCGCTACGCCGGTGAGGATTTGCCCGACATGCTCGCCAATCACATCCACCGCGCTGCTATTGCTAAATTTAATCAGCCAGCGCTCCTGGATGGCGCTTTCGTTATTGACTTGAATCGGATATTGCGAATAATTGAATTGTGCTGATACGCTGGAACCGATCAGCGCATCACTCCAGATATTCGTCCATGTTTGCTGGTCGAACGGGACTGTCGTGTGGGCAAACAGATTGCCGTAAATAATCGCATTGGATACCAGTGTATTGTTCAGCGGGAAAGCATGTGTCAATGGTTGTGATAGCGATAACTGTCCGGTAATTTGCACGTCGGTGCAAACGGCCATATCTTCGATGCGATCGATAATCGTCAGCGGTTGCGCTATGCCGGATAAACTGCCCCAAGTAATTATTCCGGTATCAAGATTAGCGGTGTATCTATCCACCGGCAGCGCGTTGCCTGCGGAGTCGCGCACGGTCAACTTGGCAAGGCGCACTCGGCCCAAGTTGGTTTGGCTGCTGCTGGTATAAGTGCCGGTGGTGGTCTGATCGTTTAGGATCACCAGCACATCGCCGGGCGCATAAACTGGAACCCGGCCATCGGCAGGCAGACGCACCGGATCGAGACCCAGAATTGACGCTGACAGCGGCAGGTAACTGTAGCCGACTGCATTAAACAGGATGGTGTCGGCAAGCACTAGCTTTGGCTTGAATATTTTTGCATCAGCGCGGATGCGCGCGGCATTATACCAAGGCTCGGCTTCATTGCCTGCCGCTACTATCCATTGCCCGAACATCACATTAACTACGCCGGTCTGATAATCGATGTAGCCATAAATATTGGCGGTTTCCATGAAGCCAGTGGCGTCCGCTGTCGCCGTGACTTGTCCGCCTCCTGCCGCAGGCGTTACGCGCATTTGGAAAGATTGCGGCTTAACCGGTGCAACAGCAACACGAAAGGCGGCCTGATGGACGGGCCGGAAATTCATCGTGGTCATTAGCGAGTTCAACGCTACGCTATTCGTCTGTCCGCTGGCCCAGCTTGCCAGTGAAGCAAGGCCGGTTGTATAGTCGATGGTGCCCGCATAAGTTCCGGCACCGGTAGAGGGGCTAATTGCGTAATACAACGAACCCAGTCGATCGACGTAGGTTCTGCCGCCGACGGTAAACAGCACCGAGCCGCGCACAATTGACTCGGCATAACCCGGCGTCAAATCCAATTCAAGATAATTGGGCGTAAATGACTCGCTGGCTGAACTTCCGGCGGCGGCGGTGCGATAAGATACTTCAAACGATGCGGGGACTATCGTTTTGGTTGTTTTTTCAAACCATTCTATTTCTACGAGGCTGGCAAAAATGCCGGGGTCGCCGCGTAGCGCCGCCCCGTCGCCCAGCGTCATAACGGCTTCTTGATAAATTACGTCGACGACCGCATTAAAACTGATCTCGCCGGTCGTGTAATTTACCGACGACGACCGCCCACCGCGCAATGCGCCCGCGCTATTATCGACATCGCGTTGATTGATGCTGCCACCGGTTAATGGCAGTTGCACCGAGCCATAAGGCGCGGCTACCGCAGTCCAATCGCCTACCCAGGCTATTTCTATCGACCCCGCGATAAGGTTGTTGCCAATATCCATAGTCACGACTTCACCGGCGGTGTTGAAGTTGGTAATGGTGGCGGTTTGCTTGGTGCCGTAACTATAGGCGATGGTGAAAGTTTGCCCGCCCAGCGGCAAGCTGGTGGGGCTGAATTCTAAAAGCCCCGTGCCGACATTTACAGTACCCGTGCCGTACCCGGATAATGTCCCTGCGCCGTTGCTGGTAATCGTTCTGGCGGTTCCGTCGTTCCAAGTGATCGTTAAGGTGCTGGCATCGAGGCCGGTATTAGCCAGCGTTGTTTTAAACTTGAATGGGCCGGGAGTGATCGCCGAGCGATTGATAAAATCGGCCTTTGTGCCCCAGGCGAAAATAATATAGCTATCTACATCCGGCAGGGCTGCCAGCGTGACCGTGACCGATCCAGAGACATAATTAATCGTGCCGGAACCAATGCCGGATTCGGTGCCGATCAATCCCCCAGCTGAGTTATCATTGAGTTCATACCATTGGCTCAGCGCGCGAAACATCACCTTCATCGCTCCCGGCTTTGGCGCTGGGGTAATATTGGTCGTCCAGACATAGCCGCGATTTGCCGCCGTGACCTCCAGAGTCGTCGTATCGGCGACACTTATTGGCGCAGCCGCCGGGCGGAAGGTCACGGTTTTAGCGCCGGAATAGCTCGGCGCTGTCGCGTCGAATAGCAGCGTGCCGTCGGCGTAATGAATGACACCGATGGTAGTAGTTCCGATTTTTAGCGTTCCGGCATCATCAATAATGGTGCCGCCACTGACCGGAATCGATAGCGTGCCAGGCAGGCAGGGGGAGCCCAGGTATAAGGCGCTATTTGCGGAAAAAGTGACGCTGGTGCTAAAACTGGTCGTGCCATTGGCGCTATCCAAAACCGGCGCAACGCTGCCACCGGCGGTATTATCGACCAGCGCTATTTCAGATTGCGAGGCGGGCACGACCTGTGAATACACGCTGTCGACCTTGACCAACAAATCGTTTAAGGCGGCGGACAGGGCCAGAGGCCGCGCCGAATAGTAACGTGCTGCGTTGGCGACTACGGTTTGATAAATTTTACCGGCCGGCGTTAACGTGTCGTAGCGGCTAATTTCAGAGCCGACGAAATCGGCGGTCAAGACATCGCTTATCTCGATAGCGAGGATGCGGCGTTTAAATGCGCCGGTGCCATCGGTGAAGGTTTGCACATCCTGCTCCAACCGAACAATACGAACATATTGCGCGGCTGTAGCCGATTTCAAAAAAAGCACGTCGCCAATGCCAGGTAATGGCGCTGATTCTGATTGAAAAATAGTCACTGATCGACTGCCGGTATATTGCGTTGCCCATAAAAAGCCGTTATAAACAGCACCTTGGGCGCGGTAGTTCTCGACGCGGCCTTTAGCGGCGTCGCGGCGGTCAAACCAATCTCCGCTGTTGAATAGATTGACGCCGATTTTTGTATCGCCCGGCAACTTTGAAATAATGATATGGCTGCCGAAATATTTGTCGGTGTTTTGCGTAGCGACAGCGCCGAAAACCTTGCGCAAATGTACCGCGCCGTAAACCCGATCCAGGGTGCTAATATCATCGAAAATATTATTGCTTTGTCCGTCGACAATCACGTTGCCGGTCATCGCGCCGCCGCCCTCGATAGCGTCGGTCATGGTGTCGGAGGCTAAAAGTTTGATGTCGCCCGCTAAAATAGTCATTAATTAACTCACAGTGTGATGAATCGGAGCGTCAGCGCATACACATCGCTGTCATCCGGGTTGTTAAAATCGATGATTGGCTTTGCTTCGACGGGGTTTCCACCGTTGGCAAAAGTCACATTGAAGGTGCGGGCATCGTTGAGCGTCAACACAAAAGGTGGTGTTGCGGTCAGTTTTGCATACAGCGCCTTGACGGTTGCCCGGTTCGCCCAGGCCGCGTCTCGCCCACCGATCAGCGTAATAGGTCGTCCCGCCTGCTTGACGCCGGTTTCAAGAATCAGCGCACCGGTTAGGGTGTACTGTTGGGATTGCTGCACGGGCGACCAGTCGAACTCATCCGTCCAAATTAGGTCAACCGGCAGCGCGATGGCGTCTAAACTGATACTCATTTTGTCACGCCCCCGGACAGCCGGATCACTTCAAGAAATTGATTAACATCGGACTGGCTTCCGAATTCCGCCTGCGCGGACTGCCCCCCGGGCGCTTTGAATTGCACGACGACATTGCCGCCCGAGGACGCGCCGACCTGTCCGCCGGAATTGAAGCCCTGCGGCAACACGCCACGATTAACCGCATCCATGAACGTATTGCCAAATTTAGCGACCGATGATTTGTTGATTACCCACTCGCCGGGCGTGAGCATGGCGGGTACTGTATCGGCATCGCCAACGCCGGGGACACCGCCGCCAGCGGCGAGGCTTAATGTTAGGTGTGTCGCGCCACGAATGGGCAGGTCTTCAAATTTTTTCTTTGCGAAGTGCAAATTCTTAATGAGCAATTCAATTAATCCGTTAGCATTATTTAAAAATCGCATTGCGCCCGCGCCATTCATCACTGCTTCTGATGCGCCTTGTAAAAGACCGTCGAGAATAGGATAGGGGCTACTTACGCGTGAACCGCCGCCGAAGCTGGTGAGCTGTGCTTGCTGCGCAAGGGGGAGTATTTTTGCCTTAATCGCCTCTCTTTCTTTATACAATTCCTGTTCTTCGTTTTTCTGCTTGGCGACCTTTGCGGCTGCCGCGTCCAGGTGTGCTTTGCGGCGCTCTTTTTCCAAATCGACCACGCTTGAACCGACGCTGCCGCCGCCTGCAAAACCGGGGATAATGCCGCCGAAACGGCGCCTGACCGCGTCACCGACATTGACATTCATCGCGTTGAGTTTGGCGAACAGGCCAGCGCCGTATTTATCGACGGCCTCTTTGCGCATTACGAACTCGCCGGGTTCCAGCATGGCCGGGACGGTATCGCCACCGCCGTAACCGGATAATTTGCCTCCGGAATTAAGACGCAAGATCGGGCCGCCGTGTTGCTTGGCTTGAACGGTGTTTATGGTGTGGGTGCTTGAGGTGTTTTGGCCGTTCAGGGAGTTGATGTGAGCCGAAACCTCGCCCACGTTATCCGTGACGGTATGCGTGCTGGAGGTGCTCTCGCTTAAACTACTCTGCAACTTGCCGAGGCGGGCTTGTACATCCTGAAGCGCCTGTTGTGCTTTTTCGGCGGCGGCATGCGCCTTCCCTGCGGCGGCCTCTTCGGCAGTCTGCATTCCTTTTAAAGCATCCTGTCCAGCTTGGGCGGCGATTCGATAGCTTTCGACGGCGTGAGCGTTCGCGCCCTCCACGGAGTGCCCGTTTTTTTCGGCAATTTGCCGCTCGACATGGCCGCGCTCGACCGCAAGCTCCATTAGTCGCTTAGAAATGCGCTGCTGCTCTTCAAAATCACCGGCTGCCCTGGCTTTGCGCAAGGATGAATCAAGTTCTTCCTGCTCATTACCGATAGAGTGGGCCTTTTCCTGTTCGTTCATGCTCTCGCGCAAAAAACCCAGAATCGCTTCCTCGGTAGAGATAGCCAAGTTTTTACGCGCTTCGGCGGCGGCCTGGGCGGCTTGAACATGACGCTGCTCATCGGCAATCATTTTGTCAATGGCGGCCTTGGTGGCGGTCTCCAAAACTTTCAGTATTTCGATTTTCTTGGTTAATAGCGCTTGTTCAATGCCGAATGCGGCTGCGGCTGTGGCTCGTTCCTTATTGTATAAATCCTCGGCCTTGCTAATTAACACGGCGCTTAATTCAGTCGCTTGGCGGATACGCTCGGTGTTGGACTGGATAATAACTTCGCTTATTTTAAGAGCGCGCTCTTTCTCACCGGCAACCGATCTTTCTATCTCCTGGATTTGCTGTTGTTCGCGCTGGGTAAGCAGCTCAGCTTCACGCTGGTACTTGGCTTCTTGCGTGGTGAAAAATTCTTTGTAGGCGGTGTCTGCGGCTTTTAGGGCGACTACTGCCCCTCCGGTTGCCTCTTCCAGCGCTTTTAATTTTTGCTGATAAGCATTTAGTTGCAACAGGTCAGAATTAATAGCCTCGCTACCGATAAAGCCATCGGCTACTTGTTGCTTTA